TAGATTTAATGTATTCAAATATCAATGTTCTACCCTGTACTATTGTTGAATGAATAGACGTTGCTTCTAGGGGTTCTAAAAACGCAGAACTAAGCCCAATGGTTATACAATTATTGATCCATGCAGAATCTTGGCGACCAGTATCAAATTTAATAACTTTGATAGGATCAATTTCTTGGCCTAGGATAGTTTCAATTTCTTCTTGAGCTTTATCCGGAGTTGTAAATGCATCACAAAATACATAACCGCATCCTTTGCGATCCATTAACGGAATTTGCCACATCCACCCATTCTTTTGAGCCCACGCAGTGGTATATGGTTCGGGAACCTCATGTTGTTTATATTTTAATTGAAAAGGTAACCCAGTATTCAACGGAAGATTTTTCTGATAGCTAACCCACTTGTTTCCTGGCATGTGTTTCATTAGTACCTTGCTGAACCCAGAACAGTCAATGAATAGGTCTCCCTCAACAACTCCGCCACTTTTTAACACAACTGATTTAATAAATCCGCGTTCATCTAAAATTGCATCAACTACTTCATCGTCGATATGCCTAGCATTTTTTTCAATTAGACATTTTTTCTTAAAATATTTCCCAACCAATACTGCATCAACGTGCATGGCATGTCTATAATTGGCAAATTGATTAGTATCTTTTTCAAAATTTGATACGCCCTTGTCAATCCAGTATCCGCACTGCGACACATTAACTAGTTCTTTTGGATGTAATCGATTTACTCCGTATGCAAATAATGCATCTGGAGTGGCTTCCTTAGTTTGGCTGCCGTCAATCGGTCCAAGATAGTAATCGTCGATATCATTGGTCCAACCTTTGTGTTTAATTGCATATTTTAGTGTAGCACCGGTTTCAATAATAAACTCGTCGTGGTCACATCCAAAATCTGCTCCATGGTTAACTAGTATGTCAGTTAGGTATCCGGTGGTGCTTTCCCCGACACCGATCACACCTATTTTAGTTGATTCAATAACCGTGATACTGTGATTAGGATGGCGCTTGGTTGCCATTAGTGCTGTTGCCCACCCAGCAGTACCGCCGCCAACAATTATAATTTTCATTCTCAAATACCTTTAATTAAGTTATATATATGTAACTACAAAAACCACTCTTCGAGTTCCGAGTGTAGGAAATCGATGAGCGTGCCACATTTCTCGAAATGTAACAGCAGTATATTGTTCGCAAGGAACCATGTAACTGGTGGAAAAATCATCTGGCCAAACGATAGTCTGTCCTTGATCGCACGTATTTAGATACATTATAAAGTTGTAATGTGGCCATGTGTGATCTCGATGCGGTTCGGTGTGTCCGTCACCGTTGTGCCAATTTAAATTTAAGTTGGCCCTAAAAATCTTTTTGTATTTCAACCCATTCTCTGTCATGTATCTATGAAAAATTTCTATGAAAAATTCATAGAATTCACTGAAGTGGTTAAGGGGTCTGTCTATGTGATTAATCGATTCTTCTTCGGTCCTGCGTAGTAGTGTATGACTAAGAAACGGTGAATTAATCTGACTAATATAAGGTCTAATCGGCTCGGGCAAATACTCAAGAGATTTATTCATGGTCTGCTGACCAACATAGTACCAAGGAAACATTTGCCCTAGTATTGTAGTTTCTATAATTTCTCGTTCTCGAGGATATAGAGTAACAGGAGCGCAGGTAATTGAATCTAATAGAACAGTCATTTTTTATATTTACCCGTGATTTTTTATTGGCATTGTAAAACCGGAATTTAAAGAACACATCAAACAGCCTAATAAATAAAAAACAAAGTTACCAACGGAGTATTTTATGACACAAGATAATGAAAAATTATCATTTGAACAAACTGATAGTTTTACTGAATTAGCAGAATTTACTAATAAAACAGCATCTTTAGATATTGTATCGATTAATAAATCGAGTTTATTTTCAAAAGAAGAATGCGAGCAAATTTTAAATAGTTCTATAGAAGAGTTATGGCTTCCGGCCAAAGTAATCGGAGATGAAAAATTGCACGTTGGTCGCCGCCAAAAAGTTCGCGGTGATGTGACTGGCTTTCCTTTCATGAACATTAGGTCAGTTACAAAGAAAGCAAATGATGAAATATACGATTTTAATCTTTTAGGTATCATCGATCAAGATTTTCCTCAAGTGTTTAAATATTCTGAAAAAGAATACTACGATTGGCATTTTGACTTAAACATCATGATGCCGTCTAGAAAAATAACATTTATAATTAATCTTACAGATCCGGCGGAATATCAAGGTGGTGTCGTAGAATTTTTAAATATAGATACCGCTGATGCTAACATCGACGAGCAAGGGTCGTGCTTGATATTTCCATCATACATCCCGTATCGAATAAACCCAATTAAAAAAGGCATCAAACACATTCTAGTGGGACACATACACGGAGCACTGTTTAAGTGATATTAAAATACAATTACTGGTATTTTTTGTCAGCGATCCCGCCTAGCATTTGTGATCAAATTATAGAAATGGGATTAACATCCATGCACGAGCAAGAAGAAAAATACGGTAATAGAGCGTCGGATGCATCGGTAGGAGGTTGGAGACAAAAAACTGACGACAATCGCATACCGGCAAAAGCAGCCTCAACAACTGGACTACATAAAAAAGGAATAGATCCAGATAAAACGTATGTTCGGGATTCTTCTGTTGCATGGCTCAACGATCCTGGAATATATAAAATAATTTGGGACTTTGTTAAACAAGCAAATACCGCAGCAGAATGGAATTTCGATTGGGATTACACTGAAGATTTACAATTTACAAAATATGCTCCGGGGCAATTTTACGGATGGCATACTGATTCTGGGGTAGAACCATATCGAGCGTTTGACCCAGAAACAGATACATATCATAAAAATCCAGACGGTTCATTGATGCTTGATACGTTTGGAAATCCCTTAGCTGAAAATCAAAGCGCCACTGAAAATGTAAAACTAGTAGGTAAGATACGTAAACTTAGTGTTACTATAAGTTTAAATGATCCGTCAGAGTACAAAGGCGGTAATTTAAAATTTGATCTAGGGCCTCACGGAAAAAATCGCTATCATACCTGTACAGAAATTCGTCCTCGAGGATCAATTATTATTTTTCCATCACACATTTATCATCAAGTTACACCTGTAACTAAAGGCACACGCTATAGTTTAGTTGCATGGAATTTAGGAAAACCCTTCCAATGAATAATCCAGTGTTGTTTAAAGAAAATAGGTATCTTGATTTAAAAAATGTTGTTCCTACGGATATATGTAAAATTATAACCAAGTATTCTCTCCTAAAAGAAGAGATTGAGTTCACACCAGAATTAGGAAACAATGCTCAGGTTGAGAATGCACATTCTGTTTACAGTGATACACTAATGGAAACAATGTCGCATTTTTTACTGCCACACATGGAAAAAAATACTGGGCTATCGCTATGCCCAACTTATACATATTATAGGGTGTATCGTCCGGGGATGATTTTAGATAGACATAAAGATAGGCCCAGTTGCGAAATAAGCACCACTGTATGTTTTGGATTCAACTATGCTAACAAACACGCTGATTATAGGTGGGGAATGTATATCGAGCCAAATACCTTAATAACACAAAATCCAGGAGATTTAATTGTTTACAGAGGATGTGAAGTAGATCACTGGCGAGATCCCTTTGATGTTGGACTCGGAAGCTATCAAGTCCAAGCGTTTTTTCATTATATTGATAAAAACGGTCCGTTTTATCCAGAGTTTTCTTATGATAAACGCCCTGGCTTGGGTTATAGACTGGATAAAATGCATAAATAAATGATAGTATTTTGAGGAGCTATGATGGTTAAAAAATTTACAATAGACGACATACAGGAAATTAGAGATGCCTGTGAAATTACAGGTGTCGAACAAGTATGGTGTCGTATTATTTTTAAAGGATGTGTAAACGCACATGAATTTTGCGCACACTCAAGATCAGAAAGTGAATTTTCAAGAGATCTATACGAGAGATTTAAATCAAACCAATATGGGTCAAGAGTATTCGGGACCGGATTATTTAGGACACAGCCTGCTGAACAAGTCAATGTTGAAGCAGCAGTAATTTCTAAAAGAAATCAATTATTATTGGAAAGCGATTTCGCTGATTTGCCAGTTACGCAAGCTAGACTAACTGATGCACAAAAGGCGGAATGGGCAACTTACAGACAAGCATTAAGAGATCTACCATCGACTGCAAGATTCCCCTGGGATCCAGTATGGCCTATCAAGCCTTGATATAAGGTATGATAAAAAAGGCGCAATGCGCCTTTTTTAATGATCTAAAATTGATCACTGATCATACTGATGGGGAAGACTTTGTCCTGCCGACGGACTTGCTCCGATTATAGCTAAATCTTGTTCATCTTCATCTTCATAGATTGCACAATCTGTTAGCAACAATAACCCAGCAACACTAGCAGCATTGATCAAAGCTGTTTTAACAACTTTGGTTGGATCGATGATCCCAATATCAAACATGTCGCCGAATGTGCTATCACTAGCGTCATACCCGAACTGATCAGTTCCCTCGACTACTTTGTTGACAATAACGTCTGGACTATCGCCAGCATTAAAAGCAATTTGACGAAGAGGTTCTTCCATTGCACGTAGGACAATTTGAATGCCTGCATTTTGTTCATCGTTTGCGGTTTTAAAATCTTTAAGTTTCTGCTTGATTCTAATATAAGCCACTCCGCCTCCAGGAACAACGCCATCTTTGATAGCAGACCTAGTGGCATGTAGTGAGTCATCAAAACGATCTTTTTTCTCACCGAGCTCAACTTTTGTGGCTGATCCTACTCGAATGACCTGTACACCGCCTGTCATATTAGCAATACGCTGTTGATGTTCTTCTTTGGAGAAAAATCCGTCGTGTTCTGGGTCTTCAACACTATGTTGAATAGTAGCAATACGATCTGCGATTTTTTGTTTGTCTCCGTGCCCTCCGATGATAGTGGTAGTGTGTTCAGTAATTACAACTCTATTGCATTGGCCACAATCTTCAAGTTCTGCAGTTTCAACACGTTTACCTGTAGCGTCGGAAATAACTATACCGCCTGTTAAGATAGCGATGTCTTCAATCATCCTACTACGTTTGTATCCCTTCCAATCGGGACCTCGAACAGCACAGGTTTTGATAGCCCCTTGCACATTGTTGATAACCAGTGTTGCAAGAACATCAGTCTCAACACTTTCGGCCATGATTAAAAACGGTCTTTTAGTTTCGACTAATTTTTCTAAAATAGGCATTGCATCATTCATGTTTAAGATTGGGCGATCGCAAATTAAAATATAAGGATTTTCTAAAATACATTTTTGTTTATCTGCGTTAATAAAGTGAGGGGATAGATATCCTTGCTCGTATGATAAACCGTTTACAGAATGCAATTCATCAACAAACCCAGTGCCGTCTTCAACAGTAACTACTCCGTGCTTTCCTGCTGCGATTAACGCATCGGCAATAAGTTGCCCCATTTCGTCATCATTGTTTGCAGAAATAGATGCAACCTGAGCTATTGTTTTTGGATCCGAGCAGTCTTTACTAATTTTATCTAACTCAGTTATCACTTGAGCCACTGCTTTATCGATGCCTCTTTTTAAATTAATAGGACTGATGCCAGCAGTGACAAATTTCATTCCCTCTCGAATCATTGCCTGCGCTAGCACCGTGGCAGTAGTTGTGCCATCGCCTATATCATTCGATGTGTGACTTGCTGCCTGCTTGATCATACGTACACCGGTATCTGCTAATTTATCTCTTAAAAAGATTTCTTTAGCCACTGTTACACCGTCTTTAGTGAGGTGTGGTGCACCAAACAGACGCTGAATAACCACATTTCGACCTTTTGGTCCTAGAGTAACTTTTACAGCATCGCCTAGTATATTAACACCTTTGACAATTCTTTCTCTAGCTTCTTCGCCCATAATAACTACTCTTGGGATTAACTTAGCCATTTTTTAATTCTCCTTTCATGACACCTAAAACTTCATTTTCGTCTAAAATTAAATATTCAATACCTTCTATTTTAATAGGATGGCCTGCATATTTTGGATAGACAATAAGATCGTTGATCTTAATAACCATCGGAATTAATTTACCGTCTTCATTTAGCTTGCCTTCTCCTACAGCCAATACCTGTCCTTTTGTTGGACGCTCTTTAGTATCGTCTGAAAGCGTCAACCCGCTTTTGGTTTTCATCGAATCTTCAATTTTTTTAACTAGCAATCGATCCCGAATTGGAACAAACTCTATCATTCTTTTCTCCTTAAGTTTTATGCTTAGTTTATAATCTGATATTTATAAACTTTTAATCTTGCTGTCTAATTTTTTTCTAATAGATCCGATATTACCACGCAGCTCATTGCCCATGGTAGGTAATTGTTTGGCATAGATCATGTCCACATACATGTTGTCCATATTTTTAACTTCGTAAATGAGATCATTAAGCAGACGTTTAGCCTCTAATTTTTCTGGTCCGTCGGGCATGTTTTCAATAGCTTCGTTATATTTCTTTACATCGTTTTGAAATCGGTCAGCTTGTTGTAGCATTTTTTATTAACTCCATTACAGTTTCTATTTTCACACGTATTACTTGATTATTTAATGTGGTACGCAGACCTGAGTGCAGTTGTTTGGGCAGGCAATCCAAATCTGCCCAGCATACCGTCTTTGATGCTAGTGTTAAAAACTCTTGATCGACCACGCACACATATGTGCCATACTCAAATCCACGATCTTCACTGAGATATAGTTCAATGGGGACTATACGGCCCTGTGCATATTGATTTAACAATTCGTTGGCATCTTCTAGGAGGCTGTTGCTGCGCTGAAATGTGGGCACAGTCCATCGCTCTGCATCTAGGATCAGCAGGATGCGACCTGTGGTTTTAGCTAAGAATAGTAGTCCGGCACGCTGTTGCATGCCAGTACTTATCCACCGGCGAGCTTGAAGTTCCATTCTCCTGGCAGATACTCACCTTCAAAGGCCTTGATCCACTGTGTGCTATCCCACTTATACTTGATTCCTGTACGAATATTTTGGATATGAGTGGGAGAGAATGTTTCTCCGGCCATATCGGCAGCTTCTAACGTGTTGTCCACAGGATTCCAAACAGTAGCCCATGTCTGTCCAGTCCATTCTACTATAGAGTTAGCTGTGATTACCGGATCTGAACCGTCTTGATTTTCCCAGCTGGAATCGTTGTTGCTGGGATCTCTCCAGGCTTGGGGCCCTCTATATGGTATTTTAGTGCTGTCTGCAGGATTAGAAGGAAGATTTATAAATCCTCCACGATTCTCGCTGTTGTTGACATCATCTAACATTAGAAATCTCAGGCCTAACGGTATAGCGGCATGTGACCCGTATACTTCCAACGGATTGTACTTATACGGATCAATGATAGCATCCACGGTACCTCTGGCAGCAATGCCTGGTATAGTGCTGGCTATATCGTCATTGGCCGGATATGTGTCAGCATCTAAGGTCACAGTGAGTATACTAGGATCTAACGGGTTGGTTACAAATGTTCCCACTATTTCAAATCCGCTGAATTTCTTAAAATAAACTTCACTGCCAGGCATGTATCCACCCTGCACATTTAGTATTATAGTCCAATCTATAACATCGCCATTTTTGGTTTCTTTTTCAATGAGACCTAATGATATCACAGCATCAGAAGGATTAACCAATGTTAGATCGTATTGATTATCGCTCATGTTGCCGGTGTTTGATTTAAACAATAAAACCTTGTATCTACCATATGGTTGCCCGGATATGTTAGAACTAGGAGCACTGTTATTATAAATCAAGTCTTCAAGATTTAACACGTCGCCTTGTTCGGTAAACACATTGGCCACAATGCTCTGCACTATACCTAATTTTTTAACCTTGGCTGGTGGTGATATAAACACAGGCATTTCAAACTCTAAACTACAGATGTCTATGTCCGATTCTGCACCTTGCGGTATGGTCCTACTGGAAAAATTTGTACTGGTTAGATACATGGCACTGAGGCTGGTCCAGTCTATGTAGTTGTCTGTGGTCTGTAGTTCTAGACTGGGATTAAACAGCACTAATATCTGTTCAAGCAACTGTAGTTTTTGATCTGTGTTAGAAGTCCACACATCTGCTTTCATGGTCAATTTAAACGGTGTGGGCATCAAACGTTCTACAGTATAGCTGCCGCCTTGTTGCCCTGTGTATTCTCTAGTACCGTTGGCATCTGTAAATCTACGTTCTCGAATATGTATCTTTGAAACAAATGTAGGATCGCTGAGCCTATTAGTATCCATTTCAAGACCTGTGATATAACAAGCTATCCTAGGCACAGTGGGCATTTTATTTTCTGAGTTGTCTTTGATAATGCTAGCTACTTGTCTAGTAAGGTCGCCGTACATCACAGGAATCTGTCGCTGATCGCCGTCACCTGCCTGATACTTGAATCCAATAAACACACGCATGAACTGTGTGACATAGCGTCTTATCTGTCCGTCATAGTGAAAATCCATTATAGGTCTGCCTCAGGTCTTAGAGCCTTGCTGAGACTCTGTTTTTCTTTTACTGTCTGTCCATCGATAGTAGTTACGGTGGGGTTATTAATAAATGTAGATTTTTGTGTCTGACGTACATCCTTGCCTGCGAAGGTTTCACCAGCAACGACATCACTGGCACCTAGGTTGCTCATGGTCATTCGAACGTTGTCTTCAAACTTGCGCCATCTTACTCCATCAAATCTAAACAGTCTGTTAGGTAGATAATCTGTGCGTAGTGAAAACTGTCCATTGACTGGATTATTTGGAAAGGAAATACCTGCGGTAAATGGAGCACCGTTGGGAGGTACGCCGTCTTTGGTTAGATACCCTTCATAGCCATCTCCGGCTGCCGGCAGTATCACTGAGCTAGCAGTCTGACCAACATACACAGCATTACCATCAGTGTCATATAGTAGATTGCCTGCTTCGTCGGTGGCCTGTGTTTGTGCATCCACGGTTACTAAAGATGCATCTACACTGGCTAATTCAGCTGTGCCATCGTCTGTTCTCTGCAAAGTATAATACTTGCTGGTGTCGTAGCCGCTGCGTGGTGCATCTGCTTCTGCTTGATCTAACACCGCAGCAGTAATCTGCATTTCTTTTTCGTAGGTACTGATCACATCTCGCAAGGTATCTGCTAGTGCATAGTAGGTGTTATTGGGTGGAGCAACACCTGTAACTTCCTGTATGACTTGATATTTTTTTCCAGTAGCAGCAAGTACAACATCACCGGGATAATAAGTGATGCTGGCATTATATGTGCCTTTATAAAATTCTCTATCTGCAATGTCATCTAAGATCTGTTTAAATTCTTGACTGTCTACTAATGGTTTGCACTTGGCACGATATAAGTGCGGATACCATGTGGCTGAAAATCCTTCTGCTGCTCTACTAACTTCTTCTATTACAAAAAATCTCTTGAGTGCAAAAGTTAAATCATTAAGAGCATACTCATCTTTGAGGTGTGGTAGTTCAATCACATCACCTGCTATGATTTTACGACCCAGCTTTTCTACAGTATCTGTGATGTGGAAAGTGATAAAGATCGTATCATTCTGTAGAAACAGTCCAAACTGGCTGAGGTTAAAATCGATATCGGATATATTGTAGACACCTCGCATGACATAAACATCGGGATCATACTTGCGATCTCGGTTTTCTAAAAATAATAGATCCTGTATGTTTGCCACATTATCGCTAGTGTAGTTAGGTGTGCTAGGAGTGTCGCCTTGGGTTGCAGCTCCCGGACCGATATATCTGTGAACCAGCACATCTGTACCGCCAACTTGGAACATTTCCCAGGCGGATCTATCTATAAAGCGGAAGTCATTGCCCTTTTCGGGACGGTATAAACTGAGTCTTGGCATAGTCATATATTTACCGCTACGATAAATACTCGTATGAGCACATCAGACCAAGCCAAAAACTCTGTTTACAACTACTGCAAAACCATGCTAGGTGATGGTATGGTAGATGTAGAATTAGATCCCATACACTACGACACAGCACTTAACCGTGCTCTAGCAGTTTTTCGTCAGCGTAGCGATAACGCTGTAGAGGAAAGCTACGTGTTTTTAACACTCACTGAAAGCACTAATGAGTATATACTACCTAAAGAAATACAACAGGTACGTCAAATATTTCGTAGATCAGTGGGCTCAAGAACTGGTAACGGCACAGGCGGCACAGTATTTGAACCATTTAACTTGGCTTACGCCAATACCTATTTGTTAAGTAGTACCAACATGGGCGGACTGCTAACCTATGAACTGTTTAGTCAATATCAGGAATTAGTAGGTAAGATGTTTGGTAGCTACATTAATTTTACCTGGCATCCGCAAAGTCATAAAATTATCATACACCAACGTCCACGAGGTGAGGAATCAGTAATGCTACAAGTATATAATTCTAAGCCAGATTTTGCCATCGTAGATGATGTGTATTCCGGACAGTGGATCAAGGACTATGCTTTGGCCAACTGTAAAATGATGCTAGGCCAGGCTCGCTCAAAGTTTGGGCAAATCGCAGGACCACAGGGTGGCACTCAACTCAACGGCACAGCACTGATCACAGAAGCTCAAGCCGAAATGGAAAAACTAATGGAAGATCTCAAAACTGGTATTACTACCCAGGGTTGGGGTTGGATAACTGGTTGACCTTATAGCTAATCTATATTATAATTGTTCTAAAGGGGACAGTTTATGATCATAGGTGTATGCGGTTTTATAGGCTCGGGCAAAGATACCGTGGCCGACTATCTAGTCAATTTTCACGAATTTCGCAGAGAAAGCTTTGCGTCGACACTCAAAGACGCTGTGGCCAGTGTGTTTGGCTGGGACAGAACCATGCTGGAAGGACGCACAGCGCAGGCTCGAGAATGGCGTGAACAGGTAGATCCTTGGTGGGCAGAACGTTTAGACATGCCTACACTAACTCCTAGATGGGTCCTGCAATACTGGGGCACAGAAGTCTGTCGTAGATCGTTCCATGACGACATATGGATTGCTAGTCTAGAAAATAAATTACGCACCAGCAAAGACCACATAGTTATTTCAGACTGCAGATTCCCCAACGAAATTAAATCAATTAAAGATGCAGGCGGTCAGATTGTTTGGGTACAGCGTGGCGAATTGCCCGAATGGTATGAAGATGCTATCAGTGCTAATCAAGGTAATAACGTAGGTCTTAATGCTATGAAGATGCGCAAGATACATGCGTCGGAATGGGCATGGTTAGGTAGTGAGTTTGATGGCATTATCAATAACAATGGTTCTATCGATGAGCTCTATGAGCAGAGTGCTAACCTAGTAGTCGGCCACAAGATCGCCTTGCCTCCAAGTGATGCCCTCTTTGCCTAAGACAGCGGCACAGTTCAAACACACAGTTTTGAGGTTGTTTGGTCTGCAGTTGTTGAGATTTTCATCTATATGAAACACACGAAACACCTCTGCGTGTTGAGATCGACAGCCGCATTTTTCACACACGGCCTTGGGCTTGTACCCTGCACGTTGCCAACGAGGAACATGCGCACCTGCACCGTGTACTAGACAAATCTCACACAGTGTTCTATAATAGGTCCGAGTGTCTTTGTAGTAATTAATGGCTCTAGGGCGCTGTGCGCAGGCCTTGCATAATGGTCGCATTTGATATTTACCCTTTTAAACCCCTTTTGTTCGGCACCTAACTCGCTGTTTTTGGAATAGTATGCTAAATATTATGAGCAACTATTACCAGGAGAATAGGCGATATGGCACTAACATCACCAGGCGTACAAGTTACGGTAATCGACGAGAGTTTTTATACACCAGCAGAACCTGGTACAGTCC